TATGTCATCTAGTTGGTCTGCCATTGATGGATACTCTGCTCTTCTTTTAGATTTGTATGAATCATTTTCTAAATCCCAAGCATCTTGCATAGCCTTTAATCCTTTAGTGCAATCAGCTTCACTTGGCTTTGCACCATCATCATGCACAATTAAATTAGCATAAACTTTATCTTTAGAGTTTGACCAACCAAACCATTGACCAGTTCTTACTGTTACAAGATAATCTTCTATATGAATAGGTCTGCTCATATTATGTATCTCCCATTCTAATAAATGTAAACGTAGTGTAATTTAAAGTTGAACTGCCTGATACTAAAGCATCACTTTGACTTGGTAAAATTACAAATCTTACTTTTACGTTTGAAACATCTGTTACATCTACTGTACTTTCAATACAGTTAGAAGTATAAGTTCTGGCACTATACTGATAAATATGTGAGTTATTTTCTGCTATAGTTACATAATTTGAATTGTCAGTTGTTGCTTGTATATATGCTGTTTGGTATCTGCTGTGTCCTTCTCGTGAAAGACCTACTATATATCTTACAACCCAAATTCCTGTAACTGGAAATGTAAAAATTCCAGAACTTTCAGTCATAGCTGAGCCTATTGTTCCTTGTACAGACGTATCAACTCTTTCTAAATTTGAAGCAATAGGATTAGCACTCCCAGCAAAAGTAGTTGTCAATCTCCATTGGTCAACATGAGTAATTCCACCAACACCACTTACAGTTCCAGTAAAAGGATAGGTATCTGCTAGGTTCATTGATTCAGCTTGTATCTTTGATAATGCCATTAGCTATTCTCCAATGCTGTAATTCTAGCTTCCAATGCTTCTATTGTAGCTTGTTGTTCTTGCAATGCTTTTGTGAGTAAAGGCACAATTTTAGATTGATCGATTCCTTGTGGGTCAATATTACCATCTGCATCTACTGCATCTTTTTCACCAGTTATTGCTTCAGGTACAACTGACTGCACCTCATGTGCTAAGAAACCATCTACTGTAGTATCGGCATCTATTATGAAATTAAATCTTGCTGGTTTAAGTTTCTTTAATCTTGTTGTTGCATCAAAACTATAGTTCACATTTTCTTTTAATCTGTAGTCGCTAGTTTGATTATAAGAAGTTCCAACACTACTTGTAAAAATCGAACCAACTTGGGATGGGGTTGCATCTGTATTTCGGAAAAAAGAAGCCTGTTGTAAAGAACCAGTGCCAGTTGCACGAAACATAAAAAAGCTATTACCACCTTCTAAAGTAATAGAATTTGTACCAGTTCTTGCAGTACTAGTATTCAGCATCAGATGTCCATTGCTGTTTATTCGCATACGTTCACTAGCATTACTACCAAGTCTAAGAGAATTATCTGAGTGATTATAACTAATAAAACCACGATACTCATCATCTCCTGAAGTACCATCAGAAAAGTAAATATTAGCTTCATTACTACTTGTTGACCTAATTGTCATACCAACATTGCCACTACCTGATACAGTAAAATTATCAGCATTTGCCTCACCTTCTGTGGTTGTGCCAATCATAATTCGTTCTGAACTGTCTATAGTTACAGCAGTAGCATCAGCATTATCGTCTATGCCTTGAGATGTAAAAGCACCATTTACAGTAAGATTGCCACTAACAGCTATGTTAGTATCTAGCTTTGCACTTGTTACTGAACCATCAGGAGGAACCACAGTCTGTATAGCTAAACCAATATACTGGACGTAACAGCTATCTGAGCTACTTATGTTTTCACTTAATGTAAGTGTAGTACCTGTGGCTGTGAATGCCTTACCCACACCACCTTCTTGTTTTACGTTGTTGATGTATAACAGTATGTCGTTTTCACTGCTTACAGGGTGACTGAGTGTATACGTTGACCCACCATTACCAGTGATGTCTTGCTTTACCAGTGAGGAGTAAGCTGTCTGTGATTGATTACCTATGTAACTCATGGCAACTCCTATGCACTTATTTCTTGAACGTAACTTACTGCTACATCCATGGAGCTGTTGACTGAGCTTTGGAAGTAGAGACGGTCACCACTTTCGACTATTAACTTAGAGTTTATAGCTAGGGATCCACCACTTGGAATCGGTGCATTCTTAACTATGTAAAATGTAACCTCTGATCCACTTATAGTCTTCTTAAGGTAGCAACTACCTGTAATGGCATTGGATGTTATGTTAGCCATGTTTATACCGATAATGGTGTTGTAGTGTGAGAAGTTGGCTCCATTAGGAGCATCAGCCTCGGATGTACCTACGGCATTAAGTAGTATTCGTCTAAAGTTTTGAGCCATTGTTTATTCCTTTTAGAGAGCTGCAGCCATTGCAATAGCAAAGCCTTCAGAGGCATTATCCGAACTTGCCTCAATGGCCACCCATGCAGAGCCTGTGTAGTATTTTAGTTTTGAAACTGTAGTGTTGAAGAATATGTCACCTGCAGTATGGCCTGACGTAGGGTCGGATGAACCTGACCCAAGGTATACAGCCTGAAATGAGGTAAGTGATCCCTGAGCGTTTGATGCTGCAGACTGTGCTGCTTCAGCATAGTACTTAGCTGAGAACAAACCACCTGCGACAGCAGTTGCAGTAGTAAAGCTAGATCCACCACCCAATGCCCAGTTCTTCGCAGATCCAGTAGCTAGTGAGCCACCGATTGCATAACTCTTAGATGAATACTCTGATCCGTCTACAGTAGAACTATCGGCTTTAGTTGCCCAAGACTTTGCAGAACCACCACCTGAGGTATCAACAATTGTATTTACTGCCCAAGCCTTAGCTGAGTAGTCTGAGGTACTTGGTACGACTGCATCAACCTTTACTGCATAGTTACTTGCTGTTGTTGCTGAGGCAGCAGAGGCTGTCGCTGAGTTAGCTGAGTTAGTAGCCTGTGTACCTGCAGTTGATGCATTAGTTGCAGCTAGTGACTGGTAGTGTAATGCCGAGAATAAACCTGAGGTACCACCATTAGTATTAGTTAATGTAAAACTTGAGTTAGCTGCATTTACTGCATACTTAGCTGCATCTGCCCTATGGTCTGAGGCTGTTGAGGCCGAGCTAGTCGCATTAGAGCTTTGTGTAGTAGCTGTACTTGAGGCTGTTTCTGCTGCAGTCTGAGCTGTCTCTGCTGCTAGTTGAGCTGCCTGAGCTGCTGCGACAGAGGCAACAAAAGTAGTCTGTAAGGTAGAGCTAGTACCTGACGAGCTAAAGAATGATGTTGATGCCATGGTATACCTTATGTGGTTGTATTACTTGAGTATGAATCTTGGAAGTCAGTATAGGTGTAAGTTGGTTGTATTGACTGGACACCACCATTGGTCTCTTGGTCGTTAGCCTGTTCCTGTACCTCAAGTAAAAACTGATTAAACTTAGTTTCAAATTGCTCTGCCCTTGTGTCTAAGTAGTAGTCGGCTGCATAAGTAAGAGCTGCATATATAAGTAGATCAGGAGCTACCTTAGCCAGTGCATTCTCATCACTGTCAGCAGACATTGGGTTAAACTCTGAGTAGTAATACAGGTAAACAGTTCCTGAGCTAGGCTGAGGGAAGAGGAATACCTTCTCCTGTTGTCTAGTAAAGTGTGTTGAGTTACCTGAGAAGTTATTAGCATTTAACGACCTATACTTAGACATAGGAACTCTACTTAACTCAGTGTTTGCATAGTAGAGGCTGACTATCTCAATGAAGTCGTTAGGCAGTGTTATATACTCGGTTTGTGATCCTATAGTATATGAAGCTACTTTTTCTTGCATAGGTGTTCTTAACTGTCTTTGAACACGAGCTATACCCTGTTCGATAAAGGTAGTTGTTAGAGCTGTGGTGATGTCAGAACGGTTAAGTACGTTATTAAAATGGGTCTTCAGATCACCATAGTTCATGTCTTACCCCTTCTTCTTTTTCTTGGATTTAGGAAACCCTGCCTTCATATTGGCATAGGCCTTGTCTGATATTGTTGACTTAGACTTCGGTCTAGATGTCTTGTTTCTTTTACGTTTGTTAATGTTTTCATATAGTGACATTTATAAACTCTTTTCTGTTGTTAAGAATGCACCTAAGTCCTCATTCTTAAGTTTGTTGACAATATCCTTTGCTGTTATGTTCTTGTCTCTCATAACGTCAAAGCCTTCTCTCATCCATTTTTCAATAACAGCGACAGGTATGGATGCCACCTTCATCATGTCACCTGTTTTCTGAGTAGCTGAGGCATCACGCTGTTGCTTCAGATTATCTAAGTGCCACTGAGGTATTTCCTGTGAGTGTTTAAAAGCAGTTTCACCTGCCTGAGTAACTACGTCAGTGTTAATGTTAATGATGTTGTTACCCTGTCTATCTTTATCGTAATTCATTTTATCTCCTTAAAAGAATGTATAAGGGGTAGCCAAGGAGAGCAAAAACCACCCCTCATACAATTAGTTATTAGGACAAGCCTGTGATCATATGATCAGCACCAAAGTTCATGTGCTTAAGACCGTATTCACCGACAACAGCATGTGTGTCACCGTCTGAAGTCTTACCTAGTAGAGTTCTACTAAATGGTCTTAATACAATTGATCTCCACATTGCAGGGTCAATTAAGAATGCATGTGTTGCTAATTGGTGTCTGTTAAGAACAATCTTGTACTCACCAAATGGAGATACATATAAGTCAACTACGTTTACTAATGTTGTAGTATTGTCGTTGAAGTTTCTGTATCTTCCTGATGCACCTGTAAAGCCTGACACAATTAAGCTGTCAGCAGGTTTCACCATGAATACATTAGGCTCTGATCCTGCAGCATAAGCTGCCTGAGCTGCTACTAAGAACTTAGCCTCAGTTAATGCATCAGTAGAGTTTGAACCTGCATCAGTTGAGTTAGATATTAACTGAGTTGCAGAAGCCATCTCTCTAGCTGTAGATGAACCACCTGTTACTGCAGCGTTGTCTTGACCAACGTATGCAAATTCTAGATCTTTCTTGATCTCTTTTAAAACCTTACCAAGCTGATAAGAAGTCTCTTTTGCTCTTCCGTAGGTCTTTACAGCATCAGCAGTGGCAGACACCTCGAATACCTTTGTAAGGATCTGAGTTGTACCTGTTCTTAATGTTGTTGCTGATTGAGTACCTGCTGAGAAGGCTGCACCTTCGACTGCTTTGTTATCAGCACCTGCTGCTAACGTATCTTCTTGGTATTCAAAAGTTCTATTATGAACCTTCTCACTCTTGATAAGAGTAGTGAAGGGGGTATCAGTTGGAGTAATGTTAGAGATACTTAATGTTCGCCTGAGTTCGTTAATCTCAGACCGATCTTTCGATCAGCTATATATTTCTATATAGATCAGACTATATCTTATCCCT